TTTTTTGCAATCATACAACGCCATACGAGATGTAGCCGTGACGGGAGTTCAGACGTGTGCTCTTCCGATCTGCACCAAAATCCTTGAACTGTCTATTACTATGACTTGAGAAGTTATAATCTACACTTAGTGTATCTGTTGCTAGTTTAGCGGAAGGATAATAAACAGCATTTTCTATAGTAAAAGGACTCTTTAAGTACGTATCCGTAGAAGCCATTTTCTGTGGATAGAAAGCTCCGAGTCTTGTATCGAATACTAACCCCTTACCATTTACTTCTGGTATCCACCATATGCATTGTTTATTACCTTCATCGTACACACCTTCAACTCTCTTACCTGCATAATTAGAAAGGAAGTAACTACGCATACGCTCTTCTGATATATCCTGAACTTGTAGATTATTGAACTCATTAGCAGTGAGAGCCATTACACCGTTATTAGAGAAGTAATAAACTACATTCTGCCCTTCAATAATACTCTTAGCGCTCTCTACACCTCTATCTGTAATCTTCTGTACACTGTATGCTGTTGCTGTAAACCCTGCCTCTGGTCCTGATATGTACCATACACCATTACCTGCAAAGATAATAACACCACTTCTGAATGCTCGCATAGCTTTGATGTTACGACTATCTTCTAGCTCTAGTACACCACCATCCGTATCCAGTAAGTCAGGTATCTCTGCGCTTGTGGGGTCATTACTCTGGTAACATCTACCAGCAGAATTAGGACTAATCAGTACTTGTGAGTAGTATATAAGACTATCCACTGCGTAGAAGAATCTACCAAAGGCACTAGCACATGCCACTGGATTTTTGTAATTTCTCTTTGGAGTATTAACTGCCATTATGGAATCTCCCCACCCGGACCAATACCAGAATCTTCATCAAAAGGAGGTAATCCACCTCCACCAGTAGGTCCAGAAGGAGTGCCTTCATCTGGATTGTATGTAGGTATACCTGTCAAATTAACTACACCTATAGGAGTGATTGTAGTACTAGGTGCTCCTGAAGTAGCAGGTGTACTCAATCTTGTTGTTCTATCAATGTTATCAATTGGATATACAAAGTGACCTCTAGGGGAGATACTACTACCAAACTCAGCATCTAATACGTACTTCGCATCAAATACAATATTACCACTACCATCGTCTATAATACCTATAGAAGCTACATCTGCATTACTTGGGTAATTCGTATTAGTATCAAAGTAAGCTACAGCTACATTCTTTCTAGTACTTGCATTATTAAAATCAGCTTTATCTTGATACCACGTGCTGTTGAATAGATTGTACTTATGATTGTCATCTAATGTTAAAGGTCTTTCAGAAGCTCCTAAACCATCATCTACCAACTCAAAGTCTCTTATATGAATGCTTATACTACCTACGAGTATCTCTTCTGCTATGCTATCGTACTCACATAATATTGGATTATCGGCATTACTTGTAGTTATAGTCAGTAAGTTAGTTGTCTGTGCTACTTGCGTAGCCACCACTAAATCAGCAATAGTAAATTCAACAATAAATGTGAAGTCCGCATCTACAGCATGGAAACGTAATAATGTTCTAGGAGTCTCATCTGTAACTACAACAACTACAAGGCTAGGACCACGCCAATAGAATACATTCTCTAACTTAGCATTAGCTCCTGTTACTGTAAAGTCTGTTACAAGCTTATCAAATCCAAGCCTACGCTTACGTACTAAACCATTTCTATCAATGGTGAAGTTCAACTCGTCGCTAGTCGCTCCTTCAGGGAAAGCTAAAGAAGATGCTTCAGTGACAATACCATTTGCCATACTTATATAATCTTTTTGCCCCGAAGCTCTTGGCATTATTCATAACCCCCTTTCAGGAATTTCTTAATAGCACCTACACTCTTATGCTTCTCAGGTATCTCTACCCCCTTATTGAGGGCATAGCCTAGCAAATCAGCCTTCTTCTCCAAAGAGTCAAGCTCACCTACTGCTAAGTTAATAGGAGTGCTTAAAGAGGCATTATAACGCTTTAAACAGCGCTCTGCTTCTCGCTTAGACAAGAAGGCACCTTTAAGACCTTCTGCTACTGCCCCTGCTCTACTGAAATAGAATAAGCCATTATATTCTAAAGTGTACTCTGTTCCGTTGTCTGCTGTATACTTACTCATTATCCATGTCCTCTTGGTACGTAACTACTTGCTGTGCCTTTCCTACCGTAACCTTTCTTACCTCGGCTACTACCTAATGTTCTATTGTCTTGTTGTAACTTAATCCTAGCACTTCTAGCTCTTGAGGCAATCATACCTATTGGTTGTTGATAGATAAGTGTTAAGGCTTCGTTTAAGAACATATCCAAGTAGGCTTCTGATAAGTGACTTGGGATTGGAATTACAAAATCATCTTCTTGGTAAAACACCTCTTCACCACTAGCCACAATCTTAGACTTTGAGCTTTGTAATGTTGTATCATAATCCGAATGATATGAATCAAACACCACGTACTTATTATCAAAAGATGTAAAATAAGTAGGAAATGAATTAGTAGATACAACCATCTTATTCTCATCGAAACCCTCTACTAGAAGAGTTGTATCACTTTCTGATGTATTCGTCATTTCAATGAATCGTAATGGTGGTACGTATGTAATCTCTTTGTACTGTGTCTTACCTGTAATGGATACGTTGTAGTAAATCTTACTCTCTTGTATCTTCTGAATATCCTTTGGTAGTAACATGTAGTTAGGACGAGTAGTATCAGACAAAGAATCCAAAGTCTGTTCTTTCATAGTGAAAAGAAGATTAGGAAACTCTTGTACCATCTTGTAGTATACACGCTCTGCTAGGCTTGCTACTTGTTGACTTTCATCTGTATCATAGATACTGTCAACGTAGAAGCCTGACGTAGCGTCAAGATACTGTTGTACGACTTGTAATAGTGTGCGTTGCATTTGTTTCCTCCAAGAAATCTTATGGAGAGGACTCCGAAGAATCCTCTGTAAAGATTACCTCTTAAACAGGGGTAGCTAACGTAATCAACGTTTCAGGACGCTTCAATGCGAACCCGTAGCGACAAGTAGCTGACCACTCATCACGTTTAAAGTTGGTGTTACGGAAGAACTCTGCTTGAGGACGTTGACGTACAACACCCATAAACGGCATAGAAGTACTATCAGCCATTGACATGGCGATACAACCCTTACCAGTAATAGAAGTACCTACACCACCTGCTGAAGTAGCAAGAGTCTCAGCAGTAATATCAGGTAGGTTGTGACTTACCATGATGTTAATACCAGCAATGTTACGGACAATGTTTAACTTGTCACCAAAGCCAGTTTGCACCAGACCTTGTACATCGAAGTTAAAGTTATTACCGTTAGTTACTTCAGTAATGTTTAATAGCTTATTAAGTTCATATTCCATTTCTGGAGTAATGATAAGCATACGGTTTTCAGTAGGGACATAAGCCTTATCGAAAGCGTACTTGATGTACATGATGTCATCAATAGTAATTGCACCACCAGTACCAGCACCTTGGAATCGGTGAGCAGCACCATTGATTAAGTTAGCATTACCAAGAGTCTGTTGGTTAGCAGTAGCTAAACAGTTAGTCTCCATAGAAGTAGCCATTGCAATACCGGACTTATGTACGTTTTCCTGATAGAAAGCTTCTGACTGATGTGCATCTTGCTTCATCTTGTCTGTGACAAAGAACGCATCCTGCTCATATTCAGTAACAGTCAAGGCTGCACGTGAGGTAGTCATACCATCAAATGTAATCTGTGTGTTATCTGTATATGCGGATGTGGTGCGGTCTGCCGTTAGAGTAACATCTAAGCTGTCACCATCTGGGAAGATACCTGTTTTATCATCAAACAATGGACGACCAATAAGCCAATCATCGAATTTCTTTTCTAGTGAACCCTGATATAGTTCCTGACGAACTAGGTTCGGTACTGATGCGTAAGTAAAAGACATGTTGTTTCCTCAATTAAAAATCTAGTTTAATACCTTTGGCTTGGGCAATTCTACGATAGTTCTCAATGCTTGTGTCGACTCGCTGTCTATCACTAAAGCCTCGTGAGTAATCAATAGAAAGGTCTTTATTCTGTGCATAACCAGAAACAGAGCCATTCGGTGTATAGTTTGTTTTTGTTTGTCTATCTAAGTTAAACAATTTCTTGAATCGCTTAGGATTAGACTGTGCTTCTTTTAGAATTTCAGCATCCGACATACCAAGTTCCTTTGCGGCATCTCGTAGCTTCTGTTCATAAGAGTCACCATATACAGCTTGGGCTGCACTAATGCTTTCCTGTTCATTCTTGCCGTAGACTTCTTTTTGTTGTGTCTCGGAAAGCTTTCCCATTATATCATTAGCGATTTGTTGTCTAAGCTGTTCTACGTCTAACTGAGGGGTTGTCTCAGTAGCTTGTTGTGTCTGTTCTTCGTTCACAGGAGATTCCTCTTTAGTGCGTAATTGTTTTAAAGCATCATCTAGCTTTGTACTTTGGTTAAGTTGAGCTTCAAGTTCCTGAATCCTAGACTCCAACGATTTTTTCTCTGACACAGTATCCTTAATAAAATTCTGTGCAGATTGCCACGATTGTTGCGCTTCTTCCGTACTCTTGAATAGACGCTCCTTACCTTGGCTATCAGTACCACTAAATAGTGGCTTTTGCTCTTCCTGAGCTGCTGGGTTAGCTTCCTGAGTTTCTTTTAAGTCTGGGTTAGACTCCGTATCCATTGTGTTACCTCTATACCGTATAATCTAATTTTCTAATAAGGCTTCGTATGAAACCACGTTTCGCTTTATTACGAATTGCTACATAAGAGAATTGAAACTTTGATAGGAAATCACTTCTCTCTTCATCTTCTTTTAACAGCTTGTCATATTCTTCTTCGAGGTATTCAGTGAGTAGCAGTGTGAACTCATTCTCAGTCCATCGCTTATACCTACTAATCATCTCCTCTCTTTCTCTGCCAGTCTTTAGTTTGCTAAAATCACTTGAGATAAAGCTAGGTATTTTAAAATCACTCATCTTCGTACTCATCCTCCTCTTGCATCATTTGCATCTCTAGTGATGTAGGTTCACTACTTTGTTGTACTGCTTCTTGTTGAGCAAGCATTTGT